TCAAATGCACTTTTGGGCTTCTTTCTTCAAAGCAACCTGTTCCATTTCTTTCTCATAAGTTCCCTTGGCATAAGCGACATTACTTTTTGCCCGGAGCATCTTATCTTTCGCCAGTTTCTTCATAACCTCTGCTAAATCCTCATCCAGTTTGCCACGCTTGATATAGCGGTTTATGGTATTCAGCCGCTTTTCGTATATCTGGATAACAGGATGATCGTCTGCAAGCTCCCGTTGTTCTCTGCCTTTCAGATTGCCGATCTGTCGGCAGGTGCGGTGTAGCTTGTCCCCCGGCGCATAGCCGCCGCAGTATTTGGTGTGCCTTGCGTTGGTTGTCAGAAACCATTTGCCGCAAATTTTACATTTCTTCGGTGCATGACCGACACACAAGCCCTCAAAGAGATCAGACCGGAACATCCCCACAAAGGATACATAATGGATTCGCTTGACGAGCTTTGCAACTTTTTCGCCGGGACGGATGACCGATACATACTGAACGGAATTGTTCAGGGTAGACATCCAGGCATTGCCCTCCGTGATAGAGAACTCCGGCGGGAAATAGCTGCCGAACATTCTGGCGAAGCCCTCTGCGGTACGGTCTGCTTCATTTCCGTCTGATTTTTCCGCAAAATCAAGCATTGCGGTTTGGTATTCCCCAAGGGAGTATGCCAGATGCCCGAATACAGCAGTATATCGTTGGAGCATCATTGCATCGGCATAGTTCGGGATTTCTTCAAACTGCAAGGAATTAGTTGCGGCTTTTATGGCAAACTCCATATATTTCAGCGCATTGTCCGCAGTAAAGACTTTTTCAATCCGTTCTCTATGTTTTGGAATATTCATATTGGAGAACGGCGGCGTTTCGCTGAGAATATCCACCATTGTCAGCACAGCTTCCTTTGCCATAGGAAAGAGTGCGGAAGCATCCTGTCCGGCGTTTAACATTCCAAGCAGTAGATTGATTTTCTCGCATTGCTCGTTCATTCTTGCGAGGGTATCCGCAGGAACATTCAGCGCATCACAGGCAAGAGTACCGATAGGAAATATTTTGCCCTCATATATGACCGTATCCTGCCAAAAATCCAATGTCATCAGTTCTTGATTCATGCTTGCCCTCCTGTCCTGTTTTTTCACTTTTCTAATTATACCATGCAAATGTGAAGAAATCTACATCATCAGATAAGTTGTCCTGTTTTTTGAAATGAGGTTGTCCTGCTTTTAGCCTGCTTTTTTTCAAATCCGTCATAACCATAGTAGAAAGGGCGAAGCACCTGCCAATCACGGCGGGTGCTTCGTGCTTTCCAGACTATTATGAACGGAGGTTTTTCTATGACAATCTATGAAAACATCAAGGCGGCGATCAGCGTGAAGCAAGCTGCCGAGCACTATGGGCTGAAAGTCAACCGCAGCGGTATGACTTGCTGCCCATTCCACAATGACCGGCATCCGAGCTTGAAGCTGAATGAAGATTATTTCTTCTGCTTCGGTTGCGGAGCCAAGGGAGACGTGATCGACCTTGTGGCAAAGCTGTTCAATCTGAGTAACCATGAAGCAGTGCAAAAGCTGGCTGCGGACTTTGGGCTTGACCCGAAACCGCCCACTGCCGCAGCTATGGTCAAGCCAAAGCGTCCCTATATCCGTCAGTTCCGGGAGGATGAAATGCTGTGTTTCCGGGTGCTGACGGATTATCTGCATCTGTTGGAGGATTGGAAAGTGCGCTATGCACCAAAGACACCGGACGAGCCTTATGATGACCGTTTTGTGGAAGCCTGCCAGATGCACTGCCATATCGAATATATGGCAGATGTGCTGACCGTGGGCGAATTGGAACAGCGTGTAGCTGTTGTGGACAAACTGATGAAGGACGGGTATATCGACTTTCTGAAAGAGTACACTGCACGAAAGAAAAAGGAGGTGGCACACCATGGCGAAGAACCGGAAAACGCCTGATATGAATTTGCCTGTCTGGTTTGATGGGCAGAATATCAATGAAGCTCTGTTTTGTGAAGAATTTCTGCAAGAGAGCAGAATCATCTTTGCAAACAGGGCTTTCTTTACGCCCAATGGACGGGTAACGGATGATATTGTCCTGCGGGGCGAGGTCTACGAAAAGCTGAAAAGCTACACCATCAGCAGCGTACCGCAGAAGATCAAAAACATCATGGAATTGCTGAAACTGGAAGCCATGGTTGAGGATCTTCCTCCCCAGCCTGACCGCATCCATGTTGCCAACGGAACGCTCATGCTGGATGGAAGATTTATCGAGGGGAAAAAGGAAATCGTACAGAGCCGCTTGCCTGTTTCCTACAATCCAAACGCTGCTGCACCTGCTCTGTGGCTGAACTTTTTGGACGGTTTGCTCTATGAAGAAGATATTCCCACCTTGCAGGAGTTTATCGGCTACTGCCTGATTCCCTCCAACAAGGGGCAGCGCATGATGGTGATTAAGGGCAACGGCGGCGAGGGCAAATCTCAAATCGGTGCAGTGCTGTCCACCATATTCGGCACGAATATGAAAGACGGCAGTATCGGTAAAATTTCCGAAAACCGCTTCGCCCGTGCCGATCTGGAACACATCCTGCTGTGCGTGGATGATGATATGCGGATGGAAGCTCTGCGCCAGACCAACTATGTAAAATCCATTGTAACCGCACAGGGCAAGATGGATTTGGAACGCAAAGGTAAACAGAGCTATCAGGGCTGGATGTTCGCCCGGTTGATGGCATTCAGCAATGGCGATCTGCAAGCCCTGTATGACCGTAGCGATGGTTTTTACCGTAGACAGCTTGTGCTGACTACCAAGGAAAAGCCCGTGGACAGAGCCGACGATCCCGATCTTGCAGAGAAGATGAAAGCCGAAGCCGAGGGGATTTTCCTCTGGGCATTTGAAGGCTTGCAGCGGCTTGTTGCCAACAACTTTAAGTTTACGGAGAGCGACCGCATCCGTGAAAACCGGGAAGCGGTCAAGCGTGACAATAACAACATTTTTGACTTCATGGATTCCGAGGGATATATCCGGCGCAAGGCGGATGCGTCCATCAGTTCCAAGGACTTTTACGCTATCTATCGCCTGTGGTGTGAGGAAAACTCCCTTGCCCCTCTGAAATCCCGCAGCTTCAGCGATGCCATGGTTGCCAATGCAAAGAAATTTAATTTGGAGCATTGCAACAACATCACCAACTCAGCCGGACGGCGGGTATGGGGATTTATGGGTGTGGAAGCTGTGGCACGACCTAATATAAACGGGTTTTACGACGTTTCGCCATGTACGTACGTACCGGAGGAATGGCAGGACTGATTCCTGTCTTTCGTTTTCTGTATGTATGTACACAGCGTTTTACCTGTTTTCCTTTTTTATAGGAATAATCAGCTGTCAGAACTGACCTGTTTTCGGGCATTGAAAATCAATGGTAATGGAAACAGCAAAGTTCTTGACCGCAGGACGAAACCATTTCACCAAATCGTGCTTCTCCAAACCATGCACCCAGTTTACGAAACAATGGGTGTTTTCACTGTTTCAGACAAAATCCCACGGAACAGCAAAGTGGAATATATGCCTGTATGGACAGAGTATCGCACTCACAAAATGAAAGCGATTTTGGAGAAAGCAGATTTTTCACTGTTCGGTGCATCTGCTCCGCTTTGGGGAGTAGCCTTTGCACCGAATTGTAAATCAAAAATATGGAGGAATTTACAATATGAATGTACGCAACGAAATCAAGGCACAGATCATCCGTGCCGGAATGACTATGCAGGAAGTAGTTGACCTGCTCTCGGACGAGTACGGTTGGAGCGACAGCGTTTCCAACCTGTCCGCAAAATTACAGCGGGAAAGCATCCGATACAAGGAAGTATTGGAGCTTGCCGATGTGCTGGGATACGACATCGTATGGCAGCAAAGACGGGAGAAGTGATGCCCCGGCAACATCCCCTCGTAGTTCCCGTCCCCATAGGCACACCGCAGTGCTGTCTATGGATGGCAGTGAAAGATACGCTTTTCGCTGCCGCCGTCTGCAAAGAGAAGTTCACCGGAACAGCTTCATGCAGACGGGCTGACCATGGGAAAAGTTGCAGACATTTTCGCATTGGTCAGCAGAGGTTGCCGCAGCAACCGCACTCCCCCTCGGGAGAGCCCTCGGAGAGCCCACGGCACTTTGCAGCCAGTATGGATGAAAGTGTTATAGTGGGTTATTACACTTTGAAAAAGTGCCTCTCCGCAGCTCCCCGCTGTCTGCAAATTTTAAGGAAAGGACAAAAAATCTATGGCAAGAAATGATGGAATAGACCGCACCGTAGCCCGGAATCAGGACTTACCGACACCGGACGATGTGGCAAAAATACAGGAACACAATGAGCGAGAAAAGGACAGTTACAGCAATCAAGACATTGTGCCGGAACGCACTCCGCTGAATGTTCACTTCAAGACTCCCACCGATGATTATGTGAAAATGTTTGAGCAAATGGAACAGGATGGCGTGATCTCCACCAGAGGTCTGAAACCGGATGCCATCAAATACGGCGAGTTGGTTTTTGATGTGAACTCCGCTTATTTCTACAACCACGGCGGCTATGAATTTGCAAAACAGTTTTATGCTGATGCCTATAAAGCCGCCGTGGAGATCGTAGGCGGTGAGCAGTATATCCTCTCTGCTGTGATGCACGCCGATGAGCACAACCGGGCAATGTCCGAAGCTCTTGGCGAGGATGTGTACCACTATCACCTCCATGTGGTTTATATTCCGGTAGTGGAAAAGCAGATCCTTTGGTCGAAGCGATGTAAGGATGAAGCTCTCCGGGGAACGGTAAAGGAAACGATCACACAAGTCAGCCGAAGTAAGAAATGGGACTCCAAACCGGTGCTTGACGAGGACGGAAATCCCAAGCTCAATGAAAAAGGAAAAAAGATTTTAAGGTCATCCTACAGCGTGTTGCAGGATGACTTTTTTAATTTCATGCGTGCTGCCGGATATACCGATGTGGAGCGTGGAGAGCGTGGCAGCACCGAGGAACATCTGACGGTGACACAGTTTAAGGTGCAGGCGGAACAGCAGCGTTTGGAAGCTGTGACAGGACAGGTGGCACAGGCAGAACAGAGTTTGGAGGATGCTAAAGCTGCTACGGAAAAGCAGAAAAAGAAACTGGAAGCTCTGCAAAAGGAAACCAAGGCAGCAAAGGCCATTGCACTTACGGTGCAGGATATTGAAGCGATGGGCAAGAAAGCCACGTTCGGAAACAATATCACGCTGACACCGGATGAATGCGACACGTTGAAACGCTATGCCACCAACGGCATTCTCTTTCATGCAGAGAATGAGCGATTGAAAGGGAAACTGGAATCTGCTCAAAAGTCTGCATCCATTTGGAAGCAGCGATGTGAAGAAGCGAATAAAAAATATCAAGAGTTGAAGCAAAAAGCCCAGCCTTTCCTGGATGCACTGGAAATTGCATCCGAAAAGGTTCGGGCTTTTATCAATTCCATCCTCGCCAGAGGAAAGGAAACACAGGAACACAAAGCACCTGCCCGTAAGCGTGGACAGGACATGGAAATTTGATGGAGGTAACTGCCTATTGAAGAAATATTATGAGGATGCAAAATATAATGCGGCATTTGTCCGCTGTGTGGATGTTATGAGCCAGATGCTCCAGAAATATGGACATCAGGTTTTGGATAAATTGGAACAGGATGCCCCTCAGAAAGTGGAGCATTCCAAGGAAAGTAATCAAGCACAGCCTTTGACGAATAAGGCTGCGTAAAAATTTACAATTTACACGTTGCGTATTCACTGCGGCTATGCTATAATGATTACGCAACGTGTATTTTTGTTTTTTATGGAGAAAAGACAGATGGATTGTAAGAACAGAATTATCAAGTTGCGGGAAAGCACAGGACTGAACCGGAAAGATTTTTGCAAGCTCGTCCATATCCCTTACCGGACTATGACCGAGTGGGAATTGGACAACCGCCATGCACCGGATTATGTGCTGTGGCTTTTGGAGTATTATATCCGCAACGAGGGACTTATGGTAAAGGAAATGAATGAGGGAGGTGGAGATTCTGAAAAAGAAACAACTTAAATGCTATATTTATACAAGAGTGTCCACCTCTATGCAGGTTGACGGGTACAGCTTGGATGCCCAGCGTGACAAGCTGAGGAAGTATGCGGCATACGAAGATATGGTTATTGCCGGGGAGTATTCTGACGAGGGATTTTCCGGAAAGAATATCCAAGGGCGGCAGGACTTCCAACGGATGCTGAATGACATCCAGGACTGCAAGGACGGCGTTTCCTATGTGCTGGTCTTTAAGCTGTCCCGATTCGGCAGAAATGCGGCGGATGTTCTGAACTCTTTGCAGCTCATGCAGGATTTCGGTGTCAATCTGATCTGCGTGGAGGATGGCATCGACAGTTCAAAGGATGCCGGAAAGCTGATGATTTCCGTGCTGTCTGCGGTGGCAGAAATAGAGCGAGAGAATATCCGCACCCAGACAATGGCAGGACGTGAGCAAAAGGCTCGTGAGGGCAAGTGGAACGGTGGTTTCGCTCCTTATGGCTACAAACTGGAAAACGGAGATTTGGTCATTGCGGAGGATGAAGTGGAAGTAATCCGTGTCATTTATGACCGCTACATTCACACCAACGAGGGCGTTGCCGGGGTTGCTAAATATCTGAACCGCAACGGCTTTATCAAGAAACTGCGGCAGAACAATACCATTCCCGGATTTTCAAGGAACTTCGTGCAGGATGTATTGGACAATCCCGTTTACATGGGAAAGATCGCCTATGGCAGACGCAGGACGGAAAAGAAGCAAGGCACAAGAAATGAGATGCACGTAGTTGAGCAGTCGGAGTTCCCGATTTATGAGGGACAGCACGAAGCCATCATTTCGGAAGAAGATTGGTATCTGGCACAGGAAAAGCGTAAGATCAATTCCTTTAAGCGGGAAAAGGTCAACAATCCAGATCATGCACACATCCTGTCCGGCATTCTGAAATGCCCATGCTGCGGAAAGAGTATGTACGGCAATATCGCCAGGGCTCACAGCAAGGACAAGAAAACGAGGTATTATTACTACTGCAAAAACACGGTAACACCTACCGGACATGAGTGCAGCTTCCGACTGAATATCGAGCAGACGGAGATCAACAAGTTTGTGGCTAAGATTATATCCGCTATGGTCAACAATCCCCGGTTTGTAGAAGCGATTCAGGCGAAAATCGGCTCGGCTGTTGATACAGAGGATATGGAAAAGCAGATCGCCGTCCTGCAAGGACAGTTGAAGCAAGCCTTTGGAACGAAAAGCCGCTTGGAGCGTCAGATGGACACCTTGGACATCAACGATGCCCACTATGACAGAAAGATTTTGGACTTGCAGCGCCGCTATGATGAGCAGTATGATACAATAGAGGATATCGAAGTTCAGATTGGCGAATTGCAAGGTCAAATCCGCAGCATTCAGCAGGAGAAAATCTCCGGTAACAATATCTATCGGCTCTTACTGGCATTTGATGAAGTCTACCATTCCGCAACAGAAGCGGAACAGAAAGAGTTTATGAAAGCCTTTATCGAGCGAATTGAGATGTTCCCGGAGAAAAGGAAAGACGGAAGCTGGATAAGAAAGATTGTGTTCAACTTCCCTGTGCCTGTTGATGGCGAGGAAGTGAAAGAACTTCCCTTGGAAACTGAAACAACTGTCGAGGTGATTGTTTGTTTGTCACGCGACCCAGGCGGCAGCAGTAACGGCTAAAGAATAAGAAAAGGCAGGGCGCAAGCCCCGCCTTTTTTAGTTTTCAGGAGCGAACAGCCAGTGAATGGTTATATCCTCCCCATCAATATCAATGCGGCCAATCAGAGAATGAACAAGGGCGCGCTTTTGCTCCGGCGTTCCGTTTTCGATGACCGCCGAGGCACCGGCCAGCATTTCCTGCGCAACAGCCAGCCTGTCCACCGTTTCAGGCACGGCCAAGCCGGAGAGTTCCCCATTTAGAGCGTCAAGCTCCTTTTGCAGGGCAGCCAGCCGCCCGGAGACCGAAGCAACCGGCAGCCCGCCGGTTTGGCATAGGTCAAGCAGCCGTTCCATTTGAGGGCGAACCTCAGCCACGCGGGCCTCTAATACCCGGCGCTTTTCCTCCACGCCGGAGACGTCCACCGGCCCGGCCGCTTTCGCCAGGGCCGCCGGGTCGAATTCCAGGCGCGATATTTCGGCCAGGATAATGGCGTCCAATTTGCCGACCGCCCAGCGCTTGTTTTTACAGTTCGGATCCTTAATCATTTTTTTTGAGGACTTGGCGACGGAGTAACAGGTGTAATATGGCCAGTATTTCCGATTCTCGCCCCGCCCGGAGTAGTTACCGCTGGCAAAATACCGAGCGCCGCAGCGGGCGCACCAAGTAATGCCGCCCAGGATATGCGTGGAGCGAAAAGGGCTGTTTTTTATAAGATCACACGCAGCGCGAGGTTCGGCCGGCTGCCATTTCAGAGATTCCCGGCGGGCAGCCACCTGGTCAAAGTCGTTCTGGGAGATGAGGGCCTCGTGCTGGCCCTCGTAGGTTTTCCCGGCCCAGGTAATGCGCCCCAGGTAGATCTGAGACGACAGCACCGAGCGCACCGTTGTGTCGCTGGCCCAGCAACCGTTTTTTGTGGTGTAGCGCTCGTGCATATATACCTGAATTTTATGCACCGCCCACCCCGCGAGGTAAAGGCGATAAACCTCCCGCACCTGCATGGCCTCGTATTCGTTGACGACAAGCCCCTGGCCGCCGTCCTCTTTGGTATAGTAGTCATAGCCGATTGGCGCATAACCGCCGCCGTGGAATAGCCCTGCCTTAGCCCGACCCACGCGGCCGATGGCCGAGCGCTCCTTGAATTGTTCACGTTCAAGCTGGGCAAATACCGAGAGAATACCAACCATCGCCCGGCCGAACGCCGTGGACGTATCGAAATTTTCCAGCATGGAGACGAACCCGCAGCCATTGGCGAGAAATACGTCCTCCAGCAAGTACAAAGTATCTTTCTGCGACCGGGAGAGCCGGTCAAGTTTCCAGACCAGGACAGCGTCGCACTCTCGGCGGCGTACCATTTCCAGCACCTGCTGCAGCCCAGGCCGCTGCATTTTTGCGCCGGAGAATCCGGGATCCTCAATAACCCGCAGCAACGTCCAATCCTTGGCCTGGCAGTAGGCGCGAAGCCGCGAATTTTGCTCCCCGATAGAATAGCCGTGGTCGGCCTGTTCCCTGGTAGATACACGCGCATAACCAACAACGCGCATGAGATAGCCCCCTTTTATTTTTCGAGGGCGCGTGTTATAATAAGGGCGGTCTAACGAACCGCCGCCCGACGCGGGCGCTTTGCCGTTTGCAGCAGCAGAGCGCCGGAACACGCGCCCGGCAAGAACGTCGCCTGTTTGCAGCGGGCGGCGTTTTTTTTAGTTTGCGGTATAGGTATAGCCGGATTCTTCCAGCGTAACGGTGCCGAGGGATTCCTCCACGCGGCCGACGTCGTCCAGATAGCCATAATCAGCCACGATAGTGCCGCAGCCGTTAAAGACAATACCCGTGCCGTCGTTCAGATCCAAGGTAAACCAGCTATAAGACTGGCCCTCTACCCTGGCAGCGACGAATTCCGAGAACTGCGCCTCGGAGATATTCGCCAGACCAGCGGCGTCGAACCAGGCCGTGGCCCGTTCCCCTATTTTGGCAGTACCCGCACCGTTCATCACCGGTGCCGTGGAAACAGAAGCGTTCATCAAGAGATTGTCAGAGCGCCCCGGCGTTTCCGTAGGAACCGGCTCCGGCGCAGACGTAGGCTCTGGCGTTTCAGCCGGAGCCACGGTCGGCGCAGGGCTTGCAGCGACAACCGGCGCAGCTTCAGACACAGGTTCGGAGCTTGCAGCGGCCGAACCGCACCCAGCAAGCAACAACAGACAACCGGCGCAGAGAATAGCTGCCTTGCGCATGAAAATCACCTACCTTACAAGTGTCTCCCAACAGACCCTCGGCCCTTTCGAGCCGGGGGTCTGTTTCTTTTTTAGGTCAGCCTGTGGACGCCGTGTCGTCGATGGTACTCGAAGCAGTACCACCCGCGCTCGGCGCAAAGCCTAAGGCTTTTTCATAAGCCGCCTCGGCATCCTGCACGGAGGAACTGCCAGGCGGCGTGACCACTGGATCAGGCGCAGCGGCCGCACAAGCAGCCAACGCCGGATCAATGACCTTTGACGCAATCTTCATAATAGCCCGGCGGTCTTCCTCAGGCAGAGCAAGATAGTTCGCCAGCAGCGCCGTCTCGAGATTCGACAAATGGTACTGGGCCGCGACCTCGGAAACAAGGCTCGGCTTTTCCGGCTGGAAGATCTCACCCTCGCCGGTAAGCAGCCACTCGCGCCGGACGTTGAACTTCTCACAGATACGGATCGCGTTTGCCTCCGTAAGAGCCACCGCCCCGCTTTCAATGCGGCAGACGGCAGATTTGCCAATACCCAGAGCCTCGCCAAATTCCCGCTGGCTAATGCCGCCCAGGGCCGCCCGCAGTTCCTTTATGCGTTCATTCAATCAACTCACCTCCCTTCGCTTGCAAGCTGATTATACCACAACAAGTTCACTAAAGCAACCTATTTTTGAAAAAATCCCTTGACACGGTACACTAAAGAAACTATAATAGTTTACACAAGCAACCAGACAGGTTGACTTGAAGAAACTCAACGAAACAAATAAAACAGCGAGGTGAACAGCATGGAAACCAAGAAGAAAGAACAGAACACCAAGGCAGAGGCGGAGACTTTCGCCGCAACCGTAAAGGGCATGAACCGCGACGACCAGCTGATGCTCAACGGCTTTTTGCTGGGCCTCGGCGCAGCAAAGGCGCTGCCCAGCCAGCCCGAACAGGCAGGCTGAAAGCCCCGGAGGAAGAAGCGCCATGAAGATTACACACGTTTTCCCGGACGGAACCAGAACGCCGGACATTAACGGCCTCCGGGTTCCGTACACCGCGCAGACGGCCGCCGCCTACCAGGCCGTGGCAGCTGCGCAACACCCTAAAAAGGAGGAACACACCGATGAGGATTAAGCGCCGGAAATACAGAACCCTGGCCTTTGCCTACAAGACTGCCGGGCTACTCTGGGGCCTGGTACACGTCTGCGCCGTGGTTGGTTTTTTGACCGACTGGACGCAGCCCCTGCTCTACGCGGGGATCGGCCTGTTTTCCCTTTTGACCGTAAACGCCTGTATCGGCGGCTGCTGGAGGGCCGAAGCGAGAGCCGACCGCCTGACCCGGCAGATTGCCGAGAAGGATAAACAGCACCGAGCCAACAGAAAGGAGGCTGCCTGATGTACTACACGACCTGCCCGCACTGCGGCGCACATCTTGACCCTGGCGAACGGTGCGACTGCCAAGACCACCCCGAAAACGAAGACCAAGAAAGAAAGGAGCAACCCCAACATGAATGACTACTTAGCAGCCAGCAACGCCACAAGTCTGCTGGATATGGCCAACGGCGCCATCAAGGAGCGCATCGACTACGAAATGGGCCGCGTGATGCAGAACATCAGCGACCCCAACACCAAGGCCAGCGCCAAGCGCGAAATCACCTTGAAGATCACCCTGGCCCCGGACGAAGACCGCAAGCACATCGAGGTCAGCTGCACCGCCAGCAGCAAGCTGGCAGCCATGAACCCGGTAAAGACCAGCCTGGCGACCGGCCGCGAGAACGGCCAGACCGTAGCCGTGGAACTCACCCCGCAGATTCCCGGCCAGCTTGACACGACCGGCAACGTTACCCCCGTCCGCAAACTTCTGAAGTTCGGCGAAGCCGCAGTATAAAAAAGGAGATACAGCAATGGAAAACAAAAGCAGCTTTCTGAAAGACGCCATCGAGAGCATCACCACCCTGGCCAACAAGGCCAAAGACCCCAAAACCCTGGAATACAACAGCCACCTCTACCTGATCGACGAAAGTGGCAACGCCAACAGAATCTGGGAACCGAAAGACACCCCCCAAAGGAAGCGCGTCTGCAGCCTGGACGCCCTGGTGGCCCTTATCAAGCATGAGGCCGTTGACCGTTACGCCACCAACGCGCACCCCCTCTTTGTAAACTGCGAGAGTTACGGCAGCGTAACCTGCTACCTCAGCCCCGATTCCGGCAACTACGAGAACCGCGTCACCCTGTACGAAGCAGCCGCCACCGACGTGCCGGGCTTCCGCGATAGCAAATGGAGCCTGGAAGAAGCGATGGTCGCCCTGCGCTCTAAGTTCCAGCACACCGACGACGTGGACTACATCCTCGGTCTGATCGGCAGGATGGACGTCAACCAGCAGATCAGCAGCGAGGACAACGGCGTGACGCAGACCGTCCAGGTGCGCAGCGGCGTATCTTTCGTGGAGAACCAGCAGGTGCGCCCCATCGTAAGCCTGGCACCCTACCGCACGTTCCAGGAAGTTCTGCAGCCGGAAAGCGACTTCGTCTTCCGCGTAGACCAGGATCGCAACGTCAGCCTGACCGAGGCCGACGGCGGTATGTGGAAGCTGGCCGCCCGCAACGCGGTCAAGACCTACCTCAGAAACGCCCTGGCTGAAGAAGTTTACAAAGATCAGGTCATCGTGACCCTGTAACCAGCACCCAGGCAGCCGGACGCCCGGCGGGTGGGATTAGGGGATTCTAAAACGAAAGGAGGAAACCGCTTTGAAAATAGCACTGATACGCGGCGTCGTAACCATAGCCGAACTCAGCAACTTGGACTTCCAGCGCCTAAAGAACATCAGCGGCCTACGATGGAACAGAACAACCCGCTGCATGGTCGGCCCGGTGAGCCTAAACCTGCTGGACGGCCTGGCCCGCTACTACAAACTCCCGGCGGATATGGAGACCAAGCGCCAGCGCCTGGGCAAGACCCGCCGAGAGATTGACGCCGAGCGCCTGGTCGAAGACCCTGCGCCGCTGCTGCCCTACCCGGTAAAGGCAAACCTTTACAAGCACCAAATCCGAGGCGCGAACATGGCCCTGCGGGCCTTTGGCGCCCTGGACGCCAAGACGCCCGGCGGCGGCTTCGGCGAACTTTTCGAGATGGGCTGCGGCAAGACCCTAACCACCATAGCGGTGGCGGGCGCCCTGTACAACCTGGGCAAGATAGACCGCGTTCTGGTAGTGGCCCCGACCAGCGTATGCAGCGTCTGGCCCCACGACCTAAACCAGTTCGCAACCTTTCCCTGGGAGGCGCGGGTTTTGCTGGGCGATAAAAAGAAGCGCCTCAAGGCCTTGAACGAATTGGAAAACTGGCCCTTTAAGGCCCTGCGCATAGCGGTCATAAACTACGAGAGTACACACCGTGAGGGAATCTTTGAGGCCCTGGCCGCCTACAAGCCAGACCTGATCGTGTGCGACGAAAGCCAGCGAATCAAAAACCCCAGCGCAGCACAGAGCAAGGCCCTGCACAAACTGGGCGACGCCGCACCTTTCCGCATGATCCTAAGCGGTACGCCGGTACAAAATAACGCGGTAGACCTATACAGCCAATACCGCTTCTTAGACCCGGCGGTCTACGGCGCCAACTTCTACGCTTTCAAAAACCGCTACTGCATTATGGGAGGGTACGGCCAACACCAGATCGTGGGCTACCGCAATATGGACGAACTGGTTGAAAAAGAACACTCCGTCGCCTACCGCGTAACCAAGGAAGAATGCCTCGACCTGCCGCAGCAGACCTTTATAAACCGATACGTTCAGTTCACCGACGCCGAACAAGCTATATACGAGCAACTGCGCAAAAGCAGCTTCCTTGAATTGGAGACCGGCGAGAACGTGACCGCAACCACGATCCTGACCATGTACCTGCGCCTTATGCAGCTAACCGGCGGCTTTTTAACCGCCGACGAAAGCACCCGGCCGAAGCAGGTCAACACCGCCAAGCTGGACGCCCTGGCCGACATCATAGACGACTACGTCGTGGACGCGGGCAAGAAGCTGGTGATTTTCGCCCGGTTCCGGGCCGAAATAGCCGCCATAGAAAACCTGCTCCGGCTGCGTAAAATTCAATACGGCAGCATTTACGGAGACGTGCCGATGGAAGAACGTGGAAAGATCGTCGAGGACTTCCAAACAAACCCGGACACAAAGGTCTTCGTGGCGCAGATTCAGACCGCTGGCCTTGGCATAACGCTACACGCCGCCAGCACAGCAGTTTTTTACAGCTATGACTACAACTACGCCAACTACGCACAGGCCCTGGCCCGTATTCACCGAATCGGCCAGCGCCTCCCGGTCACCTACATACACCTTGTAGTGGACGGCAGCATTGATGAAAAGATTCTCGCCGCCCTGGAAAACAAGGAAGACATGGCAAAGACGGTGGTGGACAGCTGGCGCGAGGTTTTGACCGCACCCGAAAAAAGGAGGAACCCATGAACGACCCCAAAGAACGCGCCGCCTGGATCAAGGCCCAGGAGGCCGCTGCCGACGAAGACCCGCACGGCTACCCGGAGCCGGGGGCACCTAACGAAAGCACCGAGGAACGGATGCAACGCTTTTTCTTCCAGCAGATGGCCGAGGGCAACGCCACCGCCAACGGAGACGGTGCCCAGCTTTTGACCGTAACCATCACCCTGGCGGAGTACCGCCGCCTGGCCCAGCAGGACGGCAAGCTGGAATATTTGCAGGAACAGCTCGATAAAAAGGAAGAAGCCCTGACCTTTATGCACCAAAAAAGCATAGAAGACGACAAGGCCGCCAGCAACTACCGCCGCCAGATTGAAGACCTGAACCGAGACCGGCGCAACCTGGCCGAGAACGCCAACATCGTGGCCAACGCCGAACAGAAAACCAGGGAATCACTGGAAAGGGCAAACGCTCGCATCGAAGAACTCACGCAGGACATTATCCGGGTCGAGAAGAACAGAGACGCAGCCTGGGAACGGTTCAGCGAGGTCTCCAAGCAGCTGGACGCCGCAGAAGCAAGTCTCAAAAATAAAACCCTCGCCCTGACCTCCCTGCTTAACGACTTGGAGGCCCTCGGCGTAGAACCTAAAAAGCACAACACGGAGGAAGGACAGAAATGAGCCACATTCGCCACATTCAGAGAAACATGGCCCGCACGGCCCTGGCTGCCGAGGGCGTGACCAAAGTAAACCGCCGCCTCAGCGCGGACAAGTACATCAAGGGCTGGACAAAGACCTGGCGCCAGGCTGCAGACGACTGCGTCCAGATGTTCAGCGACCCGATGCCGAACCGCCCCGCCAGCTGCCAGGGGGTGAACCGCGTATGACGATTCTGGAACAGGTGGACGCATACCGCGGCCTTCTTGACCAAAAAGAGCGCCTGGCCGACGCCACCAAGGAAAACAACAAAGCCCTGGAAGAAGCCCGCAACGCCCTGGCCCAGGCGATGATCGACGAAGAAACCCCGCAGATCAAGCGGTTCGGTTACAGTTACTCGGTCGCCCTGAAAACCAAGTACAGCAAGCGCAGCGGCGCCGACCAGCTTTTGATGGACACCCTGCGCGACTTCGGCCTGGGCGACCTGATCAAGGAGACCGTCAACGCGCAGAGCCTCCAAGGCGCCATGAGCAACCTGGCAGCCGAGAACGACGACCAGCTCCCCGACGAATTCCAGGACTGCGTGAACACCTACGAATTCTACGACGTTACCCGCCGCAAGGCGGCCAAGTAAAGGAGATACGAACATGGCAAGCACTGCATTAACGAAAGTAGACCCGGCGGCTTTCCAAATCACCCCCATCTCGGAAGAAGTCGCCCAGGTAATCCACGAGGAACTCGACGGTCTCGGCCCGATTCCCTTTGATACCGTAAAGGTTCCCAGCGGCGGCGGGATTGCTTTTGAAGTACCCTCCGACGACCCGGAAAGCCCGGACAGCGAAAAGAGCCTGGTGGGCGTTATCGTATACCACCACTGCACCAACGCATACTGGGCGAACTCCTTTGACGGCAAGAACGAACAGCCCGACTGCGCCAGCATGGACGGCAAGAACGGCATTGACCGAGACAGCGGCGAACTTCGCCAGTGCGAAAGCTGCCCCCTCAACCAGTTTGGCAGCGCCCCGGACGGCAAAGGCAAAGCCTGCAAGAATATGCACCGCATTTACCTTTTACGCGAGGGCGAGGTTCTGCCCCTGCTGCTGCCCCTGCCGCCGACCAGCCTGAAAGCCTTTAAGGACTACCTGGCAAAGCGGATCGTTCTGAAAGGCAAGCGGGCCTGGCAGGTACTCACGCAGATCACCCTGAAAAAGGAGCAGAACTCCGGCGGCATTACATACGCAAGCTGCGTATTCACCAAGCTGGGCGACCTTACCCCCGCCCAGGCCGAACAGATCAAAGACACCGTGGACGCCGTAAAGCAGCTGGCCGAGAGCGTACCCCTGACCGCTGCCGACGAAGCCTCCGGCGAGACCTCCGGCGAGACCCCCACCAAGGAAGCAGTTCTGGACGCGCTGCCGGATGATCAGGACTACCCCTTCTAAGCAATACACCCCTGCGCAAATACCACCAACAGCCGGGGCAGGACAGCCCTGCCCCGGCTTTACTTTTTTTAAGAGAGAGGAAACGGAAAAGTGGCACCGAAGATCAACATCGACGACTTAGTCGATTACAAAACCTCATACACCGCCGCCGTTAAGAAGCCGGAAGTCTCCGGCACACGTTTAACCGGCCTCTGCCCTTTTCACGACGACCGCAAGGCCAGCTTCAGCGTTGACCTGAAAACCGGGCAATATACCTGCTTTGCCTGTGGCAAAAGCGGAAATTATATAGATTTCATAGCCGAAATGCGCGGCATTTCCACCAAGGACGCCTACAAGGCGATCCTGCGGGAACACGGCGTGGCGGAACCCAGCGGCAAGGACGAACCGAAACCGCAAACGCACTACACCGTGGACGACTACGCGGCCGAAAAGCACCTGCCCGCCGACTGGCTCCGCCAGCAATGCAGCCTCACCGACGAAGCCGAGAAGAAGACCGGCGACCCCTACATCAAGATCCCCTACTTCGGCCCGGACGGCAAGGCTCAGGTCTACCGCAAGCGCATGGGCAAGCACAGCTTCAAGTGGGGCTATGGTTCCGCCGGTAAGCTGCTACCCTACGGCGCCTGGCGCATACAGGGCATGAAGATTGCTGGCTACACCGTACTGGTTGAGGGCGAGAGCGACACGCAGACCATGTGGCACCTGGGCTTTGCGGCCTTAGGTATACCCGGAGCAAGCACGTTCAAAGAGGACTGGGTCAAATACCTGGACGGCATCGAAACCGTATACATTCACAAAGAACCCGACCTCGGCGGCGACACGTTCAAGCAGGGCGTCCTCCGGGCGCTGAAAGACGGCGGCTACACCGGCAGCGTGAAAATTTTCACCTGCGGCGACAAGGGAGAGAAAGACCCCTCCGACCTATACATCAAGCTGGGCGAGGACGCAGCGCACGACGCGCTGCACGAACTGCTCAAAACCGCGCAGCCGGTAGACCTGGCCAACCTGGAAGCAGCCCTGCCCGTGGCGATAGAGGGAGCGCCAAAGAACCTGCGCCAGCCCCCCGGCTGGTTTTACAGCGACCACGGCATCAGCCGGATAGATGAAAAGACGGAACAGCCGGTCTGCGTTTGCCGAACCCCCATCATTCTGACCCGGCGGCTCAAACGTACCGACACCGGCGAGGAAAAGATCGAGGTTGCCTGGAAACGCGACGACGAATGGCAAACGGCCATCTTCCCCCGGTCAATGATTTTTCAAAGCCGCAGCATTACGGTTCTGGCCGATAAGGGCTGCACCGTAACCAGCGAGAACGCCAAGCAAGTGGTGCGGTTCCTGGGCGCCCTGGAGCAAGAGAACATCGACGCCCTGCGCCTGGAAGAAAGCACCTCGACATTCGGCTGGCAGAGCCGCCGCAGATTCCTGCCCGGACACGCCCCCGACATGGTACTGGACATCGAGCCAAGCATGACCCGCTGGGCCAGCGCCTACTGCCGCAGCGGCACCCTGGAAGCCTGGGCCGCCTGTATGCAGCCGCACCGCAGCCGCCACCGGTTCAGGTTTATCCTGGCCGCCAGTTTTGCAGCCCCCCTCCTGGCAATCATCAAGCAGCGCATCTTCTTCGTGTACAACTGGGGCGGCAGCCGAGGCGGCAAGACCGCAGCCCTGAAAGCAGCCCTCTCTGCCTGGGGCGACCCGGAGCGCCTGATGGCGAACTTCAACGCCACCCAGGTCGCCCTGGAACGTATGGCCGGCTTTTTCTGCGACCTGCCCCTGGGCATAGACGAACGCCAGCTGGCGGGCAGCAAGCAAGAGGGCCTGGAAAAAATCGTGTATATGCTGGCCAACGGCACCGGCCGGAGCAGAGGCAGCAAGGACGGCGGCCTCCAAGAACTGCGCACCTGGCGCAGCGTAATTCTGGCGACCGGCGAGGAACCCATCGGCAAGGCCAACAGCCAGACCGGCGTGAACACCCGCGTGCTGGAAGTAATAGGCGCCCCCTTTGAAGACGAAGCCAGCGCCAGCGATATGCACCAACAGGCAGCGCTAAACTGCGGCTGGGCCGGGCCGGAGTTTATACAGTATATACTCGACACCGGCGACCAGGCGATCCTGGACGAATACCAGGACGTGGTCACGAGGGTGCGAGACCTGGCCGGAACCAAGAACGGCAGCCATGTGGCAGCCGTGGCGACCGTAGCCCTGGCAGACCGAATGCTCAGCCGCTGCATTTTTCACGAGACCCCCGAACAGGCAGCAGCAGAAACCGAGCGCATGACCACCCGGATCGTGGCCGACCTGAAAGAGCAGGAACAGCCCGACGTCAACGAACAAGCCGCCCAGTTCATAGCCGACTGGATCAACTCGAATATACGCAGCTTTGTGGACGGCAACTACAATCAGCGGTTCGGATATGTAGACGGCGACCTCGCCTGTATTTTCCCCAGCCTACTGCGCGAGGCCCTGGAAAACGCCGGGTTCAGCTACCGCAAGACCATGACCTGGCTGGCCGAGAACGAAATCTGCCAGGTGGACAAAGCCGGAAAATACCAGATCGTCAAAAAGTACGACGGTCGCCCGGTTCGAATGATCGTACTGGACACCGTACTTCTGGCAACCCCGCCCAGCGAGGCCGACGAAGACGGCTTCACCGTACTGCCGGAGAGCGAAGACCTGCCGTTCTGACTACGCCGCCCCTCGCCGCGCAGCGCCCACAGGGAGAGCGCACGGCGGGCAGTCGGGCAGCGGCAAACAAGAGAGACCACCGCAGAGAACCGCGCAAAAATAGCCGCCTCTTTTTTCCAGCGGAAAAAAACGCGGCAAGTTACCGGCAAGTTAAGGTTACACAGGGTTACACAAGGTTACACCGACGCAACGCGCCAGGTGTAACCGAAAACCCGCGAAAAACCGCCGTATTTTCTAATAGTTACACCTGTTACACCTAAATCAATACAAAATACACTCGTGACGGAAATTTGAGGAACGCCAAAAACAAATTTTTTATACAGGGTATATTTTTACAGCCCCTTTAGGTGTAACCGCGTAGAAAAACAACCGATTAACGGCGCAGCAGCGCCAAAAAGGAAGTTACACCTACAAACCAGAAAGGACAGCAGCCATGAAAAAACAGAACTACCAACTCCGAATCGTAATTACCCAGGGCAAAGAGGTTCTGGCCGAGGTAAAGATGCGGCGAGATACCCTCGAAGACCTGCCCAACGTACCGAGCCTCCCCGGCGCGATCTACAACATGATTGGCGACCTTTGCCGCCTGCAGGCAGCCAGCGCCGAGACCGATGAACCGACGGCCAACGAAGGTGACGCAGAACTGGAACCCGCACCGACACCGCACCTGCCGCCGAGAGTTAAGATCGTACCCCTGGCAGCGCCAGCGCCAGCACCTGCGGCAGAGCCGGAACCCGAAACGCTGTCAACAAAAGCAGCGGCAGATCCGACGCCGCCCTCCCCGCACACAGAGAAACACCTGACCCCCGCCAGCGCCCCGCGCGGCAAAGGGCTGCCGCCTAAAAAAACGCTCTACCACTTCACCTGCAAAGACTGCGGCGGCACTTTTACCGTATTCGGACAGTACCGGGACGGCGACACCGTAAAATGCTCAAGCTGCGGCAGCACAAACGAATTCAAAGACAGCTTTGCCAGCTTCGACGCTTACTGCGACAAGTGCGGCGGCCATGTATACGGCCGTACCAACAGCGAGGACACCGAAATGGTCTGGACTTGCCGCTGCCGCAACGACCTCATTCTGACCTGGAACAAGAAGCTGAGAAAGTACACCAACGGAGGCAAGTGAGATGGCCACCAAGAAAATCACGCTCCCTGACCCCTACGCACACAAGACCCTGCGCAGCTACTGCACCGCCCTGGTGCACTGCGGGGCAGCCGAAAGCCTGACCGACGCCAGGAAAAAAGCGCGAACCACGATACCCAGCGAAAAGAGCATTCAAGCCGAAATCCTGCGCTACTTGAACGAAGCCGGCTTTTTTTGGAAAGATGCCGCCGGGCCATACCAGCAGCGCGGAATCCCGGACATCGTAGGAGTACTGCACGGACGCTTCTGCGCGTTCGAGGTAAAACGCCCGCTGCTGGGCGAGGCAACACCCCTCCAGGAACGGACGATTCAGCGGATCCAGGACAAAGGCGGCGTGGCCGAGGTAGTAACCAGCGTGGCCGATGTACGAGCCGCCCTGGAAGAAGCCCACCTTATACCGCAAAAGGAGGCAGCACGATGACAGAACCTTACACCCCCTCCGTCAAGGGAGCGCGGGAAGACCTGCGCGACTGGCTGCGACGCTACCGCACAGCCCGGAACAGGAAGCGCGACCTGGACAACCGCCTTAAAAACGTCCTGGCAGACCTGAACGACCCTCCCCTGGGCGGCCAAGGCAGCGGCAGCCCAGGCAGCGGAACGCCAAGCGCCGGAGCCGCTGCCATAGCCTACAAGATCGACGAAGTGGAACAGCGCATCAAAGACCAGCAGGGCCGCATGGCGCAGATTTTCCTGGAGACCTGCGAGGTTATAGATCTACTGCCCGACATAGAAGACCGGCAGCTTCTCGAAAAACGCTACATCGACTGCCAAGGCTGGCAGCAGATCGAGAAAGACCTCTACCTGGCCCGGTCAAACCTTGCCCGCCGGGAAGCCAAGGCCCTGGACACTCTGCTGCAACATAAGACCGTGCAGGAAAAGCTGGCCGCCTGGCTGGACGGCCTGGCTGTATAAACAAAGGAGGAAATCATGAAGCTGAAAGACAACCGGGTTACTATTACTAAGATAGACCCGAACTACAAGGAAATCCGCAAGCTGGACGCCCTACTCACCGAGGCAGGAATCCCGCACACGTTTCAGACGCTTTACTGGAACAAGACCGGTGACCTGCGCGGCGCTCAGATCATATACCCGGAGGACGGCCCGAACCGGGTGGCCGACGTAATAATAACCGGCGCCAGTTACGGAAACGAATTCGACCTGCTGGAAATGAAGGGCCTTGTGTCGGAGACGGCAGAGCCGGACGAGCTGACCACCGGGAACATTGAGGGCTACATGACCGCAGAAAGATGCTTCCGGCGGATCCGCTACCACTGGGACACCCACGGTGGAAAGGAGGCGACCGGCAATGCCTAAGCTGCCAAGCGGCGTGAGCATAGTGACAGAAAGCGCCCTGTCCCTGATTTTCAAAGATGGCCCGCGTGGACAATTCCTCTGCCTGACGAAAGACCAGGACGGAAACGCGAAAATTTGTGCCGTGGATAACAACACCGGCGACGCCTGGACGGAGGACTTCAACGGCCTGACCGCCGCCCTCTACTGGCTGGAAAACCAGGCCGCCACCCCGAACGAGGCCGAGACATACGCAGCGGCCAAGGCCGCCGAACAGTACGACGACCCTCTGCGAGAGGAAATCGACCGCTACATTGAAAGCGAGAGAGCCGCTGCTCAGACACTGGCCGACCAGATAGAACACTATGTGAACACCGCCCACGAGGCAAGGGTTACTGTACAAACAAAAGTTGCGGCGATACTGCGCCACAATAAACACAATAAGGAGGAAGAACAGTGAAGCGGTACAAGGTCACCTACAAGGGGTTTGTCTACGTTGAGGCGAACAGCAAAGAGGAAGCCCTGCGCCTGGCGCAGGATGGTGCAGATGATGGCGGGATGAGATCCTGGGAAGACGTCGTGGCGCCGGAGGATTTCTTCTTTGACCTCGACTATCCGGACAGTGACGACTAATATGATTTTTGAAGTGAAAGACAAAACGGGCCGCCCCATGATGACGACCCACGACCCCCGCTGCGTATACGACGACGACACCTGCAAGGAAATGCGGGCCGCCGGATATAAAGTCACCCTGGACGGCCGAGCCTGGCCGCCAAGAGAGAGAAAGGAGAAAAAAGCATGATTTCCATTTTGACCGAGGCAGCCCACGCCCTGTTCTATACGACCGGCGGCGCTTGCTGCGGATTCTTCCTGGCGGCCCTTTGCCACGCTGCCGGGAACGACAGCGACGACAGGCGCCTGACCGAGAGCCTGACAGAGCGCGAACGAATTATCAGAGAGACGATTGAGACCCAGCGGAAAACCAACGACCACCAACGCCGCACCAAGGAACTGCAAGACCAGCGCCAGGCAGAGATTACAAAGTGGGCCGCCAGCCTGGCAGCAAGGGAGGGGCGCCTTGCCCGCGCGGAACGGCTCTACTTCGAGCGCACCGGCCACCGCGTAGACGAAGCAGCCGGGAAAGAATGAGCGCCCGCGAACCAGAACCGGCACCGCACTACATGGCCGTGACAGCCGACAACCTGGAAACGCCGGTCGCGGTTTTCGACGACCTCGACGCCATGTGCCGCTGGGCCAGGATCAGCAAACACGTCGCCTACTGTATGCTGAGCCGAGGCACCGTGCGCAAGAAAGGCCCTGTCGCCGGGTGCCGCCTGGTAAACCTATACCCGCTACACAAAAAGCGCTCCGGCAGATAGACCGCCGGAGACAGCAAAACCGCCCGGAAAAACCGGGCGGCGTTTTTTATTTTACCGGTGAAGCAAAGTCAGCCAGAGCCATACCGCCACCATCCCACTCCGTATGGAACGTCGTCTCGACGCCCAGCAGGGAGCCGTCAGCATCCAGGACTTCCAGCGTCAGGCCGTCCTTGAATGAGCAATCAGGCTCCCCGGAGGCAGGAACCGTGCTGCACCATTTGACGACACCCGGCTCGTAGCATATCCGGGCAACAATGCGGCCGTTTTCTTCGACCTCGAAATAATCCCCGCAGCCGCCATGCGTCCGGCCAAGGCCAGGCAGCCGACGAACACGGCGGCACCAGCCGAAAGCGTCCTGCCCGGAGCGCGGGGAGACGATCAGCGGGCCGAGCATACAAGCCCTCCCCTCAATATTCTGCGCGGGCCGAAAGCCCGGACAGGTAGACCCAGTGCAGACCGTTATCGTCGCGCTTCCACTCGCCACCCAGGGCCTCGAGCGCAGCAACCAGGCCGTTATAATAGCACTGCTCGGCGGTAACGGTAACAGGCGGAATATCCGTCCGCTGGCGCAGACCGTAGTGGGTGTCGAGCATACCGGCGAGGGTTTCAAGCCCGCGCTGGAGGCGCTCGGTTTCGGCAACGGTAAGACGATGAGTGTTAGACATTGGGAACCTCCCTATTTTTTGCGGCGGTGATTTCTTCCGCCTTGGTGATATGGTAGACGCAGCCCGTCCACACGGTGCTGAACGTACCCTCGCAGCCACGACCAAGCAACGCGCAATCGTTGCACATGGGGTTGATACGCAGCCCCGGCGTTTCTTTTTTAGTAGACATACAGAAAACTCCTCTCAATGCAGAATAGAAACCAGCGTGGCGGCGCGGATGCGGTAAGAATGGATGTTGCCGGAGTCGGTGGATTTTTCAACCAGAGACAGCGTCTTCTCCGATACCCGGAACACGCTCAAAATGGTGGCCGTGGCACCGTAGTTGTACTGGCGAACCATACCAGGCTCCAGGGCCGAAGCAGGAACGGCGGGAACGTCGCCGATGCCTTGCAAGTGAATGGACTTCATAAAAATGCCTCCTTAGTATTCGAGCATATATCCGGTGTAGCAGAAGTTGGAGGCCAGATCAGCGGCCTTCGAGATGGCAGCGCCGCAAGCGGCAGCCTGGTCGGCAGGAACCGCACCAATGTACGACCAGTTGACGCCCAGGCGGATCGGATCCATCGGGTGGTTGATCTCGCAGACCTGAACGTGGAAGTCGAGGCCAGCGCAGAGGGCGTCAACGCGCTCCTGCAAGTAATTGAACTCCTGGCGGAAGTAACGATAAGTGATGGTCTTCATAGGGAAGCGCTCCTTTCAGATTTTGTGACCCGCGATGCGGATCGTGTCGATGATGGCGTTGTGAGTACGGCGCCCGGCGGTTTCGTACCAGCGGGTCTTGATGGGATAGTGGGCGTTCTGCCACCAAGCGAAATAAGCACGACCGCGAACCGTATCGACCAGGACGCTGGCGTGGGTGGCGTCGCCGGTTGCGAACTTGAAATCCCGACGCAGGAGAACCAGACCGTCCAGGTGACCCGCAGCGTTGCAAAATTCCTGCATACGCTGCGCGGGGTCGTTTTCGTCCTCGAAAGCGGTGAAGCCCTCGGCTTCGAGCATTTCAACCAGTACGTTGTTTTTCATGGTAAGAACCTCCGTTTAATTCTCTGCGGTAACGACCGCCGCCGCCAGGCTGTAAAGCGTTTCGTGATCGTTCCACGTGATTTTGTCGTTGTCGAACGCCTTGTCGATTTCGGCGAAGCACTCGTTGCGGTCGCCCTCCGTCTTGATAGCGGCGATTTTGTAAACCAGCTTCTTGAACATCTTTGTGTACCCCCTTGGTGTTTCGATGTCTGTGTGATACCACACAAACGCAGGGTTTTCAATGCGCAAATCGTCCAAAGAATAACGTTGTATCTTGGTATTTTTTGATTGCCGCCAAAAACAGGGCAGCCCATAAAAAAAGAACCCCGCCCCTTATTTTTGGGGCGGGGCGGCAAAATGCCGGGCGCGTTCTACATAGCCTCCAGGGTAAAATCCCAGTATTTTACATAAACCTGGGCCTCCTTGATCGTTTTGAAGTATTCCAGGCGCCAGCCGAACTTGTTATAAAGCGGAGCCAGGACGCCGCCGGGAAGAACCTCGCACAAATAGTATTTTTCAGCAGGGCCTTTGTCGGGCCTATTCTGCACCATATACCGGCGGCCATTGTACGAAAAACGACGTTTGCTTGTGGGTTTCAACATTTTCAACACTCCTTTCAACAACTCTGTGTTACCACACGAACGCAGTAAATGCAAGCCCAAAAGTCAGGACACAACAGGACATAGAACCGTGCTACAATAATAGCGTCGAGAGTTGGAGATGCGAAAGCACCGCCAGCACGGCAGCACTCGACGACGCGCATGACTTCCTCCGCGCACAGCAAAGATCAGCGATTCGAGCAGAGCGATCGCTGGTTTTTTATTTACCACGTCACGCGGCTTTCAAGCTCCTTTCCCGCGTTCGCCGCGAACCACGGCCAAAGCCCCAGGCGCTAAGCCTCCCAAGCAAGCGATGCATTACAGCAAGCTGGCGGCAGCAGGGCCGGGAGAGTTCAGGCAAAATGGTAAAAGCTGGCAAGCGCCGGGCCAAAAGGTACTCCCTGAGGCCTCCCCCTGCACGGGGCGAGGAAGGCGCGTCGTTTTTTCGGATGAGAGGCAAAAAAAATCAGGCGTTGCGTTACGTTTTGGAACCAAAGCGGCACAAAAACGGCGCTAAATGGCAGGAAGCACCGACCGAGAACGGCGGCCGCGTGGCAGAATGCAGACCAGCACCGGGGCGGCCAAGTGGCACGACAGCGACCACAGCCGAACCTAAAGCCGAGGCGGCCAGCCCGCGAGGGCGGCAGACCAAGAACAGCCACCGTTTCCCGGCGGTGGCGAGAGATTCCGACCGGCCAGGCAGGGCCGGAGACGGACGCACCCCGAAAAAGAACTGGGCCTGATACACAAAGACGAAACCTTGCAGGGGCGCCAACGAACGCCGCAAGGATAAAACAGCCGACGGAGAACCGCCGGAGAGCCGAACCGAGGAAAGGAAGCGCTGCCAGACAGCGCCGCAAGGCGCATTTTGCGTGCATAGTTCAACAGGCAGAACGCCCGCCAGCCCGGCGGGTGACGTTGGTTCGAGACCCGCTGCACGCTCCACATTTGAAAACCGCCTGACCGACAACGGCCCGGCGGTATTTTTGTACAACTACGGAGGCGGCTTATGCAGATAGAAACACGAAAACTGGCCGACCTGCGCCCGGCCGAGTACAACCCGCGCAAGAAGCTGGCGCCGGGCGACCCGGAGTATGAGAAGATAGCCCGGAGCATTGAAGACTTCGGCTACTGCGACCCCATTATCATAAACAAAGACGGAACCATCATAGGCGGACACCAGCGCACCCAGGTCTTGCTGGATATGGGCGCCGAGACGGCCGACGTGGTAGTGGTAGACCTGGACAAAGACCGGGAAAAGGCGCTGAACATCGCCCTGAACAAAATCACCGGCGAATGGGACGCCGCCAAGTTGACCGAACTGGTGGGCGACCTTGACCTGAACGGCTATGACCTGACCAAGACAGGTTACAGCCAAAAGGAACTGACGGCCATGCTGGAACAGACCCGGATCCGGCCGGAGGACTTCAGCCAGGAATTCAGCCTTCCCAGCCGAGACACCGTGCTGGCCCACACGATGCACGTTACCCTGCACCGTGAACAGATCAGGATCATCAAGGCAGCCATCAGCGCAGCGACCCGCGACGGTGAGGGCGAGACTTACGGCAACACAGACAAGAACGGCAACGGCCTGGCAAAGGTGGTGAAAGAATGGCTGGCAGCGAACACAAGCTCCGCCGAGAGCGAAGACCTTTAAGCAGCCTACACCCGGCGGATTATAACCCCCGGAAAAAGCTGACGCCCAGCGACCCGGAGTATAAAAACATAGAGCGCAGCTTAAAAGAGTTCGGCTATGTAGATCCCATCATCATCAACCAGGACGGAACCATCATAGGCGGCCACCAACGCTGCACCGTTCTGCAAGACCTGGGAGAGACCGAGGCAGACGTCATTGTTTTAGACCTTAGCAAGGACGACGAAAAGGCGCTGAACATCGCCCTGAATAAGATCGGCGGCGAATGGGATATGCAGAAGCTGCGCGATGCCCTGGGCGACTTGACCCTGAGCAAACTGGACGTGAACACGACCGGTTACAGCGACGATGAATTACAAGTCGTGCTTGGCGACGACCTACTGGAAAAGGAACACGAAGACCCGACCGTGGACAGAATGGCGTTCACACTCAGCCTGGAACAGTACGCGGACTTGCAGCAAGCCCTGAAAATCATCGGGGCCAAGTACAAGCCCGACCAGATGGAGACGTTCGGCAACACGAACAAAACCGGCAACAAAATATATATGGTGGTGAAAGAATGGGCCGCGCAAAAGAAATTGAAATTCGAGTAATACCGAGCCGGATCGCCAACCCGTTTATTAAGGCGCACCATTACAGCGGCAAGGTGGTAAACAATAGCTGTCTACACTTCGGCGCATTTTTGGACGGACGGCTGCACGGCGTACTGAGTTACGGCCCCAGCCTGGACAAGAAAAAAAAATCATCGGTCTGGTAGAGGGTACAACCTGGGACGGGTTCCTGGAACTAAACCGCATGGCCTTTGATGACTACCTGCCCCGGAACAGCGAGAGTTACTGCATCGCCAAGACGATCCGCCTGATTAAGAAACAGGCGCCGCAGGTAAAGTGGGTCATTAGTTTTGCCGACGGCTGCAGTTGCGGCGACGGCACCATCTACCGAGCCTGTAACTTTGTTTTAACCGACATCAAACGGAACGACGCGCTGTGCCTTTTGCCCAACGGAGACAAAATCCACAAAATGACCCTGCACAGCAACCCGACGAATCCACGCCCGGAACTGGGCGGGCGCAGCTTTTACGACGTGACCGGCGGCAAGTACGACTGGGACGCCTACGTCAAGGCCGTGGGCGGAACGATCCTGCCAGGCTACCAATTGCGCTACATCTATTTTATCGACCCGGAATACAGGAAACGGCTGAAAGTGCCGGAGATCCCGTTCAGCCGGATCGACGAATTGAACGCGGGAATGTACAAGGGCGAGAGCATCACCCAGGCAGAAAGACACGCCGCCAGCCACTACGAACCCTGACCCTGAAAGGAGGCGCACCCCATGGCCGGAACCGGCGGGCAGTATTACGACAGCAAAGTCATGGCCCAGCTTTTCGGAGTTTCGGTGCGCCGAATCCAACAGCTGACGCAGGACGGCGTGATCGAAACCGTCCCCCTGAAAGTAGAGGGTCGCACGGTACGGCGCTATGAACTGGTGCCGACGATCCAGGCTTACACCAAATACCTGGCCGATAAAGCCTACGGCCGAGAACAGATCAACACCGAGGCCGAGTTAAAGGAACAGAAACTGAAAGCCGAAATCGCCCTGAAAGAAAGCCAGGGCGAACTGCACCGGCTGCGCACGGCCATTGCGGCCGGAGAGTATATCAGCATAGAGGAAGCGCGTGCCGACTATACGAAATTTTTTGCAGTATTGAAGCGATTCTGCGCAGGACTGCCAAGCCGGGTGACCGGCATGGTGGGAACCCGGATAGACCCGGTGGCAAGCCGGGCGCTGGAAAAAGACCTGAACACAGAAATCAACGATATGCTGCGCACCTTCGTCCTGGCGGCTGACGCTAAGGACGGTGGCGACGGATGAACAGCGCACCCCGCCGAAAGCCCCGGACGTTCCGCTTCAAGCGATACCAGGTGCCGAAATACATCAAGGACGCCCTGGCGACCTTGAAGCCGCCGGACGACATAACCGTGAGCCAATGGGCCGAGCGTAACCGCATACTGAGCCGCAAGGAATCCAACCTGCAAGGCTACTGGCGCAACAGCGTGACGCCCTACCTTACCGGCATTATGGACGAATTCAACAACTGGGAGACCGAGCAAATTATTTTTGTGAAGCCTACCCAGTGCGGCGGCACCGAGGGCGAACTGAATATGCTGGGCTATGTAATAGACCAAGACCCCGCGCCAGTTTTGATCGTATACCCGAACGACGAACTGGCCGAGAGTACGAGCGCGAACCGCATATCCAGCATGATGGAGACCCCCTGCCTGAAACGACACTACCTGAAAAATTCCAGCAGCAAAAAGGAATTGCAGTTTGACACGGATATGTATGTGGCCCTGACAGGTTCCAACTCCCCCGCCGACCTGGCAAGCAAACCCATCCGTTACCTGTTCCTGGACGAAGTGGACAAATACAGTGCCGCCAGCCGCCAGGAAGCAGACCCCATCAACCTGGCAATCGAGCGAACCAAAAGTTATATCACGAACCGCAAAATCTATATGTGCAGCACCCCGACGCTGCGCACCGGCCACATCTGGAAAGCCAAGGAGGCCGCCGATGTAGAAAAGCATTTTTTTGTGCCCTGCCCGCACTGCGGAAAGTACATAGAACTAAAGTTTGCGCAGATCCGCTGGCCCGGCAAGGAAGACGGAATGAGCGACCGAGACCGGGCTGAATTTGCAAACTACGTCTGCCAGGAATGCGGCTGCATCATAACCGACCAGCACAAGCCGGAAATGCTGCAGCACGGAGAGTGGCGGGCCGTGCGCCAAAGCACCCGCTTTGCCCGGAGCGTAGCGTTCTGGATGAATACGCTGTACAGCCCCTTTACACGGTTTAGCGCCATAGCCGCCGAGTTTTTGAAATCCAAAGACGACCCCGACCGGCTGCACAACTTCACCAACAGCTGGCTGGCGGAACCGTGGGAAGATACCAAGCTGAAAACCAGCGCCGAACTGGTGCAGGAACGCCAGACCGAGCGCCCGGCCTACGAGGTGCCGCCCTGGGCCAAGCTGCTGACCGGCGGCGTGGACGTGCAGGAAAACTGCCTGTATTGGAGCATACGCGCCTGGGGTGACTTTTTGACCAGCCAGAACATCGCGCACGGCCAGGCGTTCAGCTTTAACGAAATAGCGAACTACATGAATCTGGAATACCGGCAGCCAGACGGCACCGCCATGATGGTGGCCCTTTGCCTGATTGACTCCGGCGACCAGACCGATGAAGTGTACGAGTTCTGCGCAGAGAACGCAGAGTGGGCGCTGCCCTGCAAAGGCACTGACACCATGCTGAGTCACTACAAGCTCAGCACTGTGAACAAAGCCGGCTCGAAAGCCTACGGCATGAACCTGGTGCTGGTGGATGGCGGCAAGTACAAGGACATGATCGCCAGCCGAATGCGCAAGCCAAACGGCAAAGGAAGCTGGATGGTGTACAAGGACACCGACCTGGAATATTGCGAACAGGTCACGGCTGAACACAAGGTCGTGGAGCGCAACGCCAACGGTCGGGAGACGCAGCGCTGGGTGCTAAAGACAAGCCACGCCGACAACCACTACTTAGATACCGAGGTCTATGCGATGGCCGCAGCCGACGTGCGAGGTGTACGCACCCTGTTTTTACAGAACGGCAACGAACAGGAAGCGCCGCCGACCATGCCGCCCGCGAACCAAGAGGGCGAAAAGCCCTGGATCATCACACCGACCGAAAACTGGCTATAAAGGAGGAACCCCACAATGGCCGAAAACGAAACGCCCCTGACCGAACAGGGCTACTCCCCCAAAGAACTGCTGGCCCAGGTAGACAAAGCCCTGACTGCCGTAATGGTGGGCGGGCAAAGCTACAAGATCGGCAGCCGGAGCCTGACCCGCGCAAACCTGACAGAGCTGCGGAAGCTGCGGGCCGACCTGGCCGCCCAGGTGGCCGAGGAAGAAAACACCGGGCTGCTGGGCAATACCAGCGTGGCATTTTTTGATGGCCGTTAAGGAGGAAACCGAGACATGGGATGGTTTGATAACTTAATCGGCTGGTTTTCGCCAAAGACAGCCTGTGAGCGCGAAGCCTGGCGATTGCAGCTGCAGCAGCTGCGCGGCGCCGGATATGACGCCGCCGACCACGGCAGACTGAACGCAAACTGGCAAGCCTACAACGAAAGCGCCGACCTGACCGACCGGGTGGCCCGTGATACGATCCGCGCCCGCGCCCGCGACCTGGAGCGAAACAGCGACCTGGCCAACGAAATTATTCTGGCGTTCCGCCGGAATGTGGTGGGAAAAGGCTTCACCCTGCAAGCCCGCACCCAGAGCGACGAACTGAACAGCCAGGTCGAGGCGCTGTGGCGCCAGTGGACGAAAAGCCGCAACTGCGACGTGACCGGCCAACAGAGCCTGAACCAGATGCTGCGGATGGCCGTGCAACGGAAAAAGGTGGACGGCGGTATTTTGTTTCTGAAGTGCTACACCAAGGACGGCTTGCTTCCGTTTAAGCTGCAAGCCCTGGAAGTGGACGAACTGGCCCTGAGCCAGAGCGTGCCAAAGTACAAGGACGACCGGGTCGTGGGCGGCGTAGAGTTTAACCGATACGGAAAGCCCACCGGCTACTGGGTACAGCAGTACAGCATCGACGGCTGGCAGACCACCGAGCCGGAGTTCCACCCCGCAAAGGATGTAATTTTTTATTACAGCAAGCGGCGACCCAGCCAACTGCGGGAAGTCAGCGACTTTGCACCGACCATCAGCCGGATCCGCGACGCGAACGAATTTATCACGGCGGTGAGCGTGAAAGAGCGAATCGCCGCTTGCCTGGCGGTTTTTATCCGCAAGACGGTGCCGACGACCGGCTTCGGACGGAGTGGACAGACCGCCGCCGCACCGAAAACCACTTATGACGGAAAAACCCTGACGCCCGGCATGATCACCGAGATGAACGCCGGAGACGACGTGCAGGTGGTAGACCCTAAGAGTGGCAGCGGAGACGCAACCACATTCCTGAAAATGCAGCAGCGCTTGATCGGCGGCGGTCAGGGCATCAGCTATGAAACGGCCGCCCGCGACATGAGCGAAACCACATACAGCAGCGCCCGCCAGGCCAGCATTGAAGATGAGGCCACCTTCGGCGAGGAAATCGAGCTACTGCAGGATGTAATGTCCGAGATATACGAGACGTTCCTGATCAGCGCCGTTCTGGCCGGGAAAATTGCAATCCCGGATTTTTGGGAACACAAAGAACTGTATCTGGGCCACGAATGGGTCGCCAGCCCCAAAAAATGGATCGACCCGAAGAAAGAAAGCGAGGCCAACGCCACGGCCCTGCAAAGCGGACAAAAGACCTTTAAGCAAATCGCCGCTGAACAGGGTGTTGACTGGAAGCGCCAGCTTGAAGACATGGCCGAGGTGCAAGAATACGCCGCCCAGCTTGGCGTGAAGATTGGAGGTGTGACAGAGAATGCCCAACAGCAACAGCAAGACCCACCCGACCCCGACGATGAACCGCAGCAGGAATGAGGGGCAGCGCGAACTGTTCAGCGGCAGCTTGCGCCAGGCAGAGGGCGCGGAAAACGACCGCACCTTTGAACTTAGCTTTTCCAGCGAAGAACCCTACACGCGCTGGTTCGGCCCCGAAATCTTAGACCACAGCGACGGCTGCGTGGATATGAGCCGCCTGACGGAGATCGGCGTCGTGCTTTTTAACCACGACAGAGACCAGGTCATCGGAAAGATCAAGAGCGCCCGCATCGAGGGGAACCGTGGCCTGGCCACGGTAGAGTTTGACGACGACCCGGAGAGTGAACGCATTGCAGCCAAGGTGCGCAGCGGCACCCTGAAAGGCGTGTCCGTGGGCTACCTGGTAAGCAACTGGGAAGACGTGGACAAGGGCAAAAAATCCCTTGACGGCAGATTTACCGGCCCCTGCAGCATTGCAAAACGGTGGATGCCGTATGAGGTAAGCATTGTATCCGTTCCGGCGGACGCCACGGTGGGCGTTGGCCGGGAATTGGAGAACGAGCCGGAACCGACTGCGCCGCAGACGCAGACAGGCCGGAACCGTATCCGCGAATTTGAAAACATCATCACCCGCAACAGAAACCTTTTGTAAGGAGGACACCATGAAGAAGAAAGACCAGATGCTGGCCAAGATCAAGCGCCAGCAGGAAATCACCGACGGCGCCCGCGCCGCGAACCGCGACCTGACCGACGATGAGACCCGCGAGTTCAACAACCTGCAGGGCGAGATTGACGCGCTGCGCCCCCAGGTTGAAGAAGAAGAACGCCAGGCCGCCATTACCGCCGAGCGCAACCGCGTGGCCGAGATCAACGCCATCTGTCGCCAGGTTGGCATGGAACCCGACAACTACATCAAGGACGGCTCCACCGTGGAAGCAGTGCGCAAGGCCGCGCTTGACCAGATGATCCAGCGCGGGCAGCCCAGCGGCGTCCATGTAACCCAGGACGAGGGCGACAAAGTACGCGCTGCCGCCGTGGACGGTCTGCTGATGCGCGCTGGCGTTACCGTGGAGAACCCCACCGACGGCGCCCGCGAGTTCCAGGGCATGAGCCTGCGTGACATTGCCATTGAGTCGATGACCCGCAGCGGCAACCACAGCGCCAGCGAACTGCTGCGCATGAGCAAGTCTGACCTGTACGACATGGCCAGCCGCGAGTTTTTCAATCCCAGCGCCGCGTTCCCCGCAATCCTGGACGAAGCCATCAAAAAGGCCATCGTGGAACCGTACACCCACGCAGGAACCACCTTCGAGCGCTGGACGCGCAAGGGCAGCCTTTCCGACTTTAAGCCGACGCCCGACCACGACTATGCCCTTAGTGGTGCGCAGGATTTCGAGAAAGTGCCTGAGAACGGTGAGCTGAAAGAGAGCGAGTTCTCGACTGAAATGCTGCCGCAGCGCAAGCTGGACACCTACGGCCGTTCTTTCAGCATGAGCCGCCAGGCGTTCATCAACGACGACATCGGCTTTATTGCCACTGTTCCCGGCCGCTTTGCCCAGGCAGCCAAGCGCACCATCAACAAGCAGTGCTACCAGCTGCTGTACAACAACGCCGCCGTTTTTGACGGCAAGGCATTCTTCAGCGCAGACCACAAGAACCTGCTGACGACCGGCACCGGCATGACCAGCGCCGCCATCAAGGAGATGCGCCAGAAACTGCGCACCCAGACCGACCAGTTCGGCGAGGCCATCACCCTGACCCCGAACTTCCTGATCCTGCCGGTTTCCGAGCAGTACGACAACGACCTTGTTTCTATCTTCATGTCGCCCACCATTCAGACGACCGAGAACACCCAGGCCGCCAACCCGCTGTATCGCCAGAACTACGACATCATCGAAGATAACACCCTGAACGTGCTGGCCGGCTCGAACGCTTGCCCCTGGTTTATGGGCGACAAGGGCGTTCCCTGCGTAAAGGTTGACTACCTGAACGGCAACGAAACCCCGAACGTGCGCCGCAGCGAAAAGGCCCGCACCCTGGGCTTTATCTGGGATTTCTGGCTCGACTGGGGCATCACCGCCACCGACTTCCGCAGCATGGTGAAGAACCCCGGCGTTGCCCTGTAACACAAGGAGGAAATACCATGAAAGCAAAATACATTCAGCCCGGCAACACCATCGACTACAAGAACACCGGCAGCAGTGACATCGCCTACGGCAGCATTGTGCCGCTTGGCACGACCCGCGCTGGCGTGGCCGCAGCGCTTATCCCCGCCGGGCAGACCGGCGCCCTGCACCTGTGCGGCGTATTCCTGATGGATAAGGACAACGCCGCCATTGCCCTGGGCGCCAAGGTCTACTATGACCCCGCCGCCGACAAGGTGAGCGCCACTGCCCCGTCCAAAGACGGCGTGGACGTTGGCATCTGTGTGGCGGCAGCCGCCGCAAGCGACCTGCAGGCAGCCGTGAAAATCGGCTAAGGGAGGGCGCTATGAAGTTTATCGCAAACAGTTTGCTTGACATTGACGGCCAGCGCACCTATCCCGGCTGCTGCGTGGAACTGGACGCCGACACCGCCGCCCCGCTGGTGGCCTGTGGCTTTATTTACCCCGACCCGGACGACGTGTGCGAGGACGAAGCCGACGAACAGCCCGCAGCTGAGGACGCCGTGACCGGCCACCTTGACCCCGCCCAGTTTGAAAGCATGACCGCAGCCGACCTGCGGAAAATGGCCGACGACATGGGCATCAAAGGCACCAAGGGCAAGAACAAGGCCCAGCTGATCGCCGAAATCTGCGCCCAGGAAGTCAGCGTGGCGGCTGAGGACGCCGCCGCCAGCCCCGATGACCTTTAAGGACTGCCTGGCCGCCGACGTGCAGCAGGTATTCCTCAACCTGGAAGAGTTCGGAGAAAAGCGCACGTTGAACGGCCGGGAAATGCCCGCCATTGTAGACAGCAACGAATTGATCGAACGGCAGAAAGGCGCCACCTGGGCGAACAGCGGCGAGGGACTTTATGCCGCCCGGCTGCTGGTCTATGTGCGGGCCGAAGACTACGGAGCCAAGCCCCGCATCGGCAGCGGCATCGACCTGGACGGCCGACGCCGTTACACCGTGCTGGACTGCACCGACGAGGGCGGCATCTACGCCCTTACGCTGGAGGCATACAGAGCGCAATGACCGTTATAGAGTTCAACTTCAACGACGACTGGATGGGCGAGATTGGCCGGAGGCTGGGCGACCTGAACGACAAAACGCCGGACGTTATCAGCCAGGCGACGAACAGCACCGCCCGCAAAGCCAGAAAGCTGATTGTGCAGAGTTTGCGCGAACACTACGCAGAGGATGCAAAAACCAAGGAATACAACGCGGCTATGAAGATAGCCCGCGCCAGCCGCAAGAAGTACGACGCCACGATCTACATCCGAGGCAAGGTGCAGAACCTGCGGCGCTTTAATGTAAGCCCGAAAGACCCGCCCGCCAGCGGCAGCAGCCGCCCGCCGACCACGCGGGCGCAGGTATTGCTGCAAGGCGGACTGAAGGAGTTGAACAAGGGCGGCATTAAAGCGTTTATCACGACCTTTAAGAACGGCGACGTGGTAGTGGCCCAGCGCAACGGCAGTTTTTACACCTACCACCGCCCGACCGGCGGCATTGACCGGCACCATGAAGCCATAGACAAGCTGTGGAGTATCAGCATTCCGAAAATGGCCGAGAGCCAGTTAGACCCCAAGACCGTGCGCGGTAATATGCGCGACACGATCCAGGCTATTCTGGTGGAGGAAATCGAGAAGCAGATCGCCCGGCAGCTTGCCAAGCACGGAGGGAACGCAGGATGAGCGAACCGAACATTGTGACGACGCAGGGGGTTGTGGACGCCCTGGCCGCCTGGGTAAGCAGTACCCTGGCCGGTCATACCTACCCTGCCCCGGACGGCACCTACAAAGAGGTGCGCGTTTTTACCCACAACCTGCCGGAGCCGGAGGGCGACGACGACGCAGACCTTGCGTTCTGCCCGTTCTGTATCGTTCACGCCGGAAGCGGCACGGTGGAGGACTGGGGCCGCCAGACGATGCCCATTGTTCTGCTGTTCTGCGTATACGACACCGGCACAAGCCGCCAGGGCTACCGTGACCTTTTGAGCATTAAGGAAAAGGTGATGGCGGCAGCCCTGAAAAACAGCCGCGTGGATCCGTGCGAGATCCTGCTGCCTATTGACTGGAACACGGACGATGGGCAATACAGGGAGTTCCGATATGGAACCGTGGATTTTATGGTGGAAGCGCCGACTATTACCGCAAAGGAGAGCGACCTGACATGAGTACCAAGAAAGAACCCGCCGAGACCGCAGCGCCCAAAAAGGCAGCAAAGCCGGAGCCTGTGGCTTACATGGGGCCAACCCTGCGCGGAATTGCAACCCAGTACCGCGTGTATACCGACGGAGCGCCGGAGGCCCTGACCGAAAAGGCCAAGGCTCTGCCCGCCCTGGCGGCATTGATCGTGCCGGTGAGCAAGATGGCCGAGACCCGCGCCAACTTGAAGAAGCCCGGCACCCCTGAATATACGGTTTATAACACCGTACTGAAATCTATTTAAGGAGGAACCCGAAAATGGCATATAATCACGGCATTTCTACCCGCGAGACCGCCACGCCTGTGAGCGCAGCGGTGGGCGGCGATTCCGGCCTGCAGGTCGTTATCGGCACAGCGCCGGTCAACATGGCCGCAGACCCCGCCGCAGCTGTAAACACCCCCATTCTGGCAAACAGCCTGGCAGAGGCTGTCCAGGCGCTGGGCTACAGTGGCGACTTTAAGTCGTACAGCCTGTGCCAGAGCATGGACGCCACGTTCAAGCTGTTTGGTGCCGGGCCGGTCGTTTTTATTAACGTGCTTGACCCTGCCACCCACAAGAAGACCTTTACCGCGCAGACCCTGCAGCTGAATAACAAACAGGCGACCCTGGACTTGCAGGGCGTTCTGTTGGACGGTCTGACCGTAAAGGACGGCACGACCGCATCCAAGACCTACACCCTGGGCAAGGACTACCTGGTTGAGTTCAACACGGATGGCACCCTGCAGATCACTATGATCGGGGACGCCGCCAGCGCCACGACCCTGACCGTGAACGGCAACCAGATCGACGCCAGCAAGGTGACCGCCGCAGACATTGTGGGCGGCGTGACCAGCGGTGGCAAAGAGACCGGCTGCGAGGTTATCCGCCAGGTGTACCCGAAGCTGGGTATGACCCCCGGCATTTTGCTGGCGCCCGGCTGGAGCCACGACCCCACCGTGGCCGCTGCCCTGCAGGGCAAGTGCGAGAACATCAACGGCTTTTTGACTGCCGAATGTGTGCTGGACATTGACTGCACCAGCACCGGCGCCAAGAAGTACACCGACGTCAAGGCCAAGAAAGAAGCCAGCGGCATGACCAGCGAACACGCCTATGCCCTGTGGCCCAAGTTCGCCGTGGGCGACGTACTGTATGCGCCGAGCGCTATCGCCGCTGCCGCCATGAGCGCCAAGGACATCGAGGCGGGCAACCTGCCCAGCCTGTACATTGGCAACAGCGCCCTGCCCATCACCGGCCTGGCCCTGGACGACGGCACGGAGGTAATCCTTGACCAGGAACAGGCAAACGTCCTGAACGGCGCGGGTGTGGCGACGGCCATCAACGCCAACGGCTACCACCTGTGGGGCAATAACTCCTGTGCCTACCCCGCGACCACCGACCCCAAAGACCGCTGGTTCTGGGTACGCCGCTTCTTTACCTGGCGGCGCAACAGCGTGGCCCTGACCTACCAGGCCCGCGTTGACGAACCCGTGAACAAGCAGCGCCTGATCGAGAACATCGTGGACAGCGAGAACATCACCGGCAACGGTTTTGTTTCCAGAGGAATCTGCGCCGGGTATGCGTGCAGCTACAACGCAGATGACAACCCCATCACCGAGATTCTGAACGGCCACGTCCAGTTCAAGATCGCGCTGGCCCCCTACACCCCGGCCGAGTTCATCGAGTTCGTGTTCAGCTTTGACACGAGCGCCCTGGAAACGGCCCTGAACTCCTAAGACCTTAAAGGAGGTAACAGAGCATGGCAAACGGTATTATTCCCGATAAGCTGCACGACTTTAACGTCTACAGCAACGCCAACAAACTGATCGGCATTTCCGGCGAAGTTAAGCTGCCGGAGCTGGCCGCTATGATCGAGACCCTGAGTGGCCCCGGCATCATGGGCGAGATCGACAGCCCGACGCCCGGCTTTTTCAGCGGCATGGAACAGGAGATCCCCTTCCGTACCTTGTACGAGGATATGTTCAGCCTGATGTCCCCGCTGGACGCCGTGGACATTACCCTGCGCGGCGCGATCCAGACCATCGACACGAACAACCACCGCGACGACGTGGGCGTGCGCGTGGTGGAGCGTGGGCAGTTTAAGAAGTTCACCCCCGGCACTATGCAGCAGGGCAAGGCGATGGATGCCACCCTGACGCTGGAAACCACCTACATTCTGGTGGAGTACGACGGCAAGGAAAAGCTGCTGCTGAACAAGCTGACCGGCGAATACCGCGTGAACGGCGTTGACATTATGAGCAAAGTGAGGAGCCTGACCTGATATGAGCGAGAAGAAAACCACCCTGCCCGAAGCTGCCGCAGCAGACGGCAAAGAGACCAAGATCGACGTTGTGGCCGGTAACGCCAAAGCGCTGGTTGAACAGACGACCGAGGACGCCGCCCCGGAAGAAGAAAACCCGCTGCTTTTGAAGCTGCCGGTGCCGTACACTTTCGAGGGCGTATGCTACACCAAGCTGGACTTGACCGGCGTGGAGAACCTGACCGCCGCCGACCTGATCCGCGCAAGCGATATTGTGGAGCGCAGGAAGAACCGCCCCACGATGGTGCTGGAACTGGATATGCAGTACTTGTTCACCTGCGCCAGCTTTGCCACCGGGCTGCCGCTTGAGTTTTTCCAGCGGCTGCCCGCCAAGGACGCCGTGAGCGTAAAGAACGCCGTCAGTGGTAGTTTTTTCTCCGAGTAAAGGAGCCAAAGCGTCTGCGCAAGGAGGCGCTGGCCCTTAGCATACAGACCAAGACAGGGTTTGATTCTTACCTGAATATGACCCTGCGTGAATTTTTTGAGGTAGACCATGAGGTGGCTGAATTATGGCAAGCAGTAAGGAACTCGAACTCGCAGTCAAGATAGCGGGCAAGCTCGACGCCTCGTATGGTAATGCCTTAAGCGGCGCAGCGAAACAGGCCAACGCCTGGAGCAAGACCGCGCAGAAAGCAGCCCAAATCGCCACCGCCGCGTTTGCGGCCGTAGGCACAGCGACCGCAGCAGCAACTGTGGTCAGCGTGAAAAATGCCATATCCTACGAAAGCAGCATGGCAGACGTGGCAAAGGTGGTGGATGGGCTAAAGGACGACAACGGCAACCTCACCGCGCAATACTACGAGATGAGCGACGCCCTGCTGGAACTAAGCACCCGAATCCCCCCGACGGCCGAGGAATTGACCCAGATCGCAGCGGCAGCCGGACAAAGCGGCATCGCCCGAAAGGAAATCGTGGGCTTTACCGAAGACGCCGCCAAGATGAGCGTTGCGTTTGATACGACCGCCGACAAGGCCGGAACCTGGATGGCACAGTGGCGAACCGCTTTCAAAATGAACCAGAAAGAGGTCAAGACCCTGGCCGACCAGATCAATTACCTGGGTAACGTAAGCGGCGCCAACGCCCTGCAGCTATCCGGCATCGTTACAGCCGTGGGCAGCCTTGGCGACGTTGGCGGCCTGAGTGCCGCGCAGATTGCCGCCATAGGTGACACTATGGCCAGCGTGGGCGTGGGCGAAGACATAGCCGCCACCGGCATAGCAAAGATGATCACGACGATGACGGCGGGCAGCGCTGCCACCGAAAAACAGAGCAAGGTCTTGAAAAAGCTGGGCATTGACGCCACCGACCTGGCCGACCGTATGCAGACCGACGCCAAGGGCGCCATCATCGACTTTATGGAGGCCCTGCAAAAGCTACCGAAAGCCGAACAGGCCGCAGCGCTGAAAAACTACTTCGGACAGGAATCCATCAAGCCCATTTCGGCCCTGTACACGAACCTGGACGAATTGAAGAAGCACTTCAACCAGGTGGCCGACGCCAGCCTGTACGCGGGCAGCATGGAAGACGAATATGCCAGCCGGAGCGCCACGACCGAGAACAGCATCCAACTGGCCAAGAACGCCCTTATGCGCCTATCCATTACCTACGGCCAGATGTTTGCACCCTATGTGAAGCTGGCCGCCGATAAGGTAACGGAATTTCTAAACAAGCTGACCGAAATGAAGCCGCAGATGGAAGCAGCGTTCGGCTGGATTATGAGCCACGGCAAGGAGATCGCCGCCACGATTGGCGGCATCGGTACGGCGCTGGGCGGCGTAGTAGTCGCCAGCAAGGCGAAAGGCGCTATCGACATAGGCAAGCAGTTGCTGGGCCTGGGCGGTAACGATACTGCCGGGAAAGGCGCCACCAAGAAGATCAAGACCAGCCTTGTGCAGCAAATCACCGACATTGCAACGACCGCAAGCCAGACCTGGAAGCAGACCCGCGAACTGGCCGCCGTAGACGGCGCCGGGCCGCTGGCCCTGCTGGGAACCCTGCCCGGCGCAGCCCTTAGCAGCGCCGCCGACACGAAGCCCGTCCAGGCAGTGACCGGCTACATTGCCAGGGTAAAGGAATCCTTTGCAGGGCTGAACCTGGGAAACCTGGGCAACGAAGACGGCCTTGTGCAGCGTGTGACGAAGCACATCGGCGGGCAACTGCAGACCGGGATCCAGGCAATCAGCGAGAGCGCCCCGGCCCAGGCATTGCAGCAAAAAATCAGCGGTATTGTACAGATGGGCGCCGGAGCCATTGGCAAGGCGCAGAACATAGCCGGGAAAATCACCGGCGGCATCGGCGGTGCCATCAGTAAGGGCATCGGCGCTGTTAGCGGGGCAGCCGGGAACTTTGTGACCGGCACCATTGGCAGCGGCGGCCTTGACCTGATCAGCGCCGTGGGCGGCAACATTACCAGCCTGACCAGCCGACTGCCCGCAGCGGCAAACCTTATCAGCACAGCCTTCGGCCCGTTGGCCGGAATCTTCGGCAGCATACTGAGCAGCGCCCTGCCCATCGTGGCCGTGGTAAGTTCCATCATTGCGGTAATAAGCATTATGGGCGACCACCTGGACGACGTGCGGACGGCTATCGGGAATGTATTCGGAGAACAAGGCCTGGCCGTTTTTGACGGAGCCAAGGCCGCAATCCAGAACGTGGGCAACACCATAGCCCAGGCATTCAGCCCGGAAAAGCTGGCCACCGTGCGCAGCGCGATCACCGGGATGTTCGGCGAGGGAGCCGGGGCCGCCTTTGACGGCGTGGTGCAGATCGTACAGAGCGTGGTGGGCGTACTGGGGCAGCTGGTTACATTCTCGACCACCTACGTCAAGCCCATTATTACCGAAATTTTCGGTTTTGTGACGCAGACCGTCCTGCCCGGCATTATGCAAGCGTTCAGCACCGCAGCCCCCTACATAAGCCAGATTGTAAGCGGGCTGGGCAACGTAATCCTGCAAGTGGCGACGATGATCGCCCAGGCGATACAGGCGGCGCTGCCTATCATAGAGGCCGTGATTCAGGGCGTCCTGGCGGCGTTCCAGGTGGCAGTTCCGGCCATCCTTTCGGTAGTGCAGAGCCTGGTGGCAAGTTTCCAGGCTATCATTACCAGCATACAGGGCATCTTTGATGGGCTGATTACATTTGTGACCGGCGTATTCACCGGGAACTGGGGCCAGGCCTGGGAGGGCGTCAAGCAGATTTTCGGGAACGCATTCAACGCCCTGGTCGAGTTGGCGAAAGCACCCATCAACGCCGTAATCGCACTGATCAACGGCGCCATCGACGGCATAAACAGCCTGACCGGCGGCGGCATCAGCATCCCCGACTGGGTGCCGGTGGTAGGCGGGCAGACATTCAGCCTGAAGCTGAACAAGATACCTGCCCTGGCACACGGCGGCTTCACGCAAGGCGTGAGCATTGCGGGTGAGGCAGGAACCGAGGCCGTTATCTCGTTTATGCCGACGGTGCGCAGCGAGAACATCGGCACATGGCAGCAAGCGGGCCGAATGCTGGGTGTGAACCAGCAGCAAGCCGCAGCCGTGGCCGGAGCCGCACAACCTGCGGCCAACGCCAGCAGCGTGGTGGTGATACCTGCCGCCGTGCAGAACCTTATGCAGCAGTACGCCGGAGCGACGCAGAGCGAGACCCTGGCCTTTGCCGACCGGCAGGTGGAGATGGCGACCGCCGAACCCCTGCCTCTGGCCCTGACCGGCGAGGGCGGCAAGCCCGGCGACAGCCCGGAGCCTGACGGCAGCGAGGACGACAAACCGCGCAGCACCCCGCAGCCCAGCGGCAGCAGCGGAAACGGCGGCGCTGTTTACCAGTACGCGCCGCAATTCATCTTCCAGGGGTCGGCCAGCCGCGAGGACGTGGAGGCCGCCAACAAGATGGGAATGGCCGAGTTCCGCCGCATGATGGAACAATACGAGAAAGACAACAGCCGGAGGAGGTTTTGATCTATGGACACGACCTACACGACCCGCCAGGGCGACCAGTGGGATGCCATAGCAAAAAAGGTGTACGGCGACGAAAAGTATGCCGGATACCTTATGGAACAGAACCTGCCCCTGCTGGACATTTTCGAGTTTGACGCAGGAACCGTCCTGAACACCCCGGCCCTGCCGGAGGAACAGGACGGCGGCCTGCCGCCTTGGAGGTTCCAATGAGAGCAAGACACGCCAGTGTGTCCATTACCTACGCCCAGGCGAATATTACCAGCGAGGTCAAGGAAGACTGCGAAAGTTTCACCTGGCAGGACGTGGCCGAGGGAGGCAGCGACAGTGTAGACCTGACCTTAATGTGCCTGAACGCAAAGTGGCTGGGAAACTGGATGCCAAAAAAATACAGCCGCGTGGACGTCGCCATCAACGTGGAGGACTGGGAACGCGAGGGCGACAACCGATCCATCAACTGCGGGGCGTACCACCTGGATGACCTGGGTTATTCCGCGACGCCGCTGACCATGAAGCTGGGCGCCGTAAGCACCCCTGTGGCTGCCAGTTTTACCACGACAGAGCGCACGCAGACCTGGGAGAACGTGACCCTGCGGCAGATTGCGCAGACCATAGCCGGGCGCAGCGGACTGGGGCTGTACTACGACGGCCCGGATTATACCATCGAACACATAGAACAGACCGACGCGGACAGCAGCTTTTTACTGGACACGGCCAGACGGTACGGCCTGTATATGAAAATCTACACCGACCGGCTTATTTTATACGACCGCGAGGTCTACAAAGCCGGAGCCGCCGTGCGGACGATCCGGCGCACGGACATGGGCAGCTGGAACTGGAACACGACCGTTGTGGGCGCCTACACCGGCGGCCAGATCGACTACACCGACCAGGACAAAGACGCGGACATTCACGCACAGATCGGCACCGGCGGGCGCTGGCTGAAGCTGAACCAAAGCTGCAGCAGCGTGGCCGACGCCGGGGCGCAGCTTGCCGCCGCCCTGAACAAGGAGAATCACGGCGTCACGACTATCAGCTTTAACCTGATGGGAGACCCCGGACTTGTAGCCGGTATGAACGTGGCTGTGCAGGGCCTGGGCAGCCTTGATGGAAAATACTTCCTGGATGAGGTAAACCACACCCTGGACAGCAGCGGTTACAAGACCAGCTGCAAGGCGACGCTTTGCACACCGGCGTTCAGCGCCAGCGAGGCAAGCGGCGTGATGACCTACAACCCCAGCCAACACGACACCTATGCCGACAACTACAAAAGCACCTACAAGCAGATTCAGGGCGGCACCCCTGCCACGACTACTGCCGCCAGCAGCAAGGCGGCAACCAGCAAGGCAGCAGCCAGCGGAACTGCCGGACGTGCCGTGACCCTGAAAAACTGCCCGCTGTACTATACCAGCGTTATCAAGACCAAGAGCAACACCGTGACCGGCACTTACTACCTATACGACGGCATCAATGTAAAAGGTCGCTACCGCATAACAAAGCCCGCCAGCCGCTGCGGGAAAAAGCCCATAGGCAAGAACGTGACCGGCTGGATCGATGCAAAATATGTGACCTAAGAGGGAGGCGCAGAACGTGGCACAGAATGACACCGGCGTCCGCGTGGGGCGCGTATCCTCGATCAACTACCAAGCAGGAACGGCCCGCGTGGTATTCGGCGACAAAGACAGCGCTGTGACCAAGGAAGTGCCGTTTGTTTCCAACAACGAATATAATATGCCGCTGGTGGGCGACCTGGTACAGGTAAGCCACAACAGCAACGGCACGATGGCTGCCACGATACCCGGCAGCACCTGGAACCAGAACAACAAGCCTTATGAGGGCGGACGGGGAATCTTCCGTAAGGAATACTCGAACACGAAAAACAAGTGCTTCGAGAGATTCAACGACAACACCGGCGAGTTCTTGCGCCGGGTGCCTGGGCTGCTGCTTTACCAGAGCCGCGAGACCTACATGGAAGCCTCCGGCAAGGCGGGTCTGACCGGCGGCGGGGCTGTAACCGTAACCAGCACCGGCGCCAGCGTGGGCGTGCAAGCCAAAAGCGGCGTGGGCCTGAACGCGGGCAGGGACGTGAGCCTGGACGCAGGGGCCGACATTTCCGGCGAGGCTGGCGGCAGTATAAGCCTTTCTGCCGGGAAGAAATGGATGCGCACCATCGGAGGCACCGCCACCGACACCATCACCGGCGCAGCAACCGCCCTATATAAAGCCCGGCGCAGCGTGACCGTGACCGGCGCCGCTGTAGACACATACAAGGGCGCTTGGACAATAGGCGCCAAGAGCCGCGTGAGCGCTACCATCAATGGCAGCCTTAGCCTGATTGCCAAGGCCAGCAGCACCCTGCAGTTTAAGAGCCGCGTGAACGTGAACATCAAGGGAAACCTGACCCGGACTGTTAAGGGCAAAGTAACCGACACCATCACCGGCGACGTGAAGCAGAGCATCAAGGGCGACGTTCAGCAGAAAATCGACGGAGACGCCAAGCTGGAGGTTACCGGCAACCTGGAAGTCAAGGTGGGCGGCACGACCATCAAAGCAACCAGCGGCGGCAATGTGACCGTGACCGCAGCCGCCACCTGCACCGTGAACTCCCCCATTGTAACGATTGAGGGCGGCACCGGCGACGTGAAGGTGAACGGAATAAGCCTGGTGCATCACAAGCACAAGGACGGCGGCCAGGGCGAACCCGAAAAGTAAAGGAGGCAGACCATGCAGGTGGGCAGTTTCGGCCCGGTCGTTTTTGAGGTAACGGACAATAAGGTTTTTACCCCGGACAGCCGGAGCCGCACAAACACGAGCAACTGGGCGACCCATGACCGAATCGAGGGGAAAAGCCGGAGCCAATACCTCAGCCCCGGCCTGACGCAAGTGCAGTACAAGGTGCGGATCCGCGCCGACATGGGAATGCGCCCGCAAGCAACCATTGACCTTTTGCACACACTGGCGCAGAGCCGCCAGGTGTACCCGCTTTTTATGGGCGGAGTACCCCAGGCGGCGAACCCTTTCAAGCTGAAAGAGTGCCAGGAAGACGACAGCCTGAGACTGCCGACCGGCGAACTTTTCAGCTGCGAGGCGACCCTCAGCTTTGAGGAATACACCTGAGAAAGAGGGCAAGACCAATGGCAGCACGAATCAACCCACCCAGAGTGGAACTGCCCGCAGACACCCTGGGACAAGACGCAGAAAACCGCAGACGCCGCGTGGCGCTGCTGCTGACCACCCGCGCGGGCGAACAGGGCGGGGCGCGAGACTTCGGCCTGGATTGGAGCGTTCTGGACGGGCCAATCGAAGTGGCGAAAGCCACCCTGCAAGCTGACATAGTGACGAAGATCAACAAATACACCCCGGACGTTGCCGTGGCCCGCATAGAGTGGAGCGCCGACGCGGATGGGAGCCTGACCCCGAAGGTGGTGCTTAAACTTGTCTGACATAGCAGAATTTAAGAATATCCCCGACGTGAGTTTTATCGACTTTTTGACCTTGGAACAGGTTCAAGAACTTTTCCGGGCCGATTTTATCCAGGCGTACAAGAACGCCACAGGGCAGGCACTGACACTGAACCCCGCCGACCCTATCAACCTGGTACTGCTGGCCGAAAGTAACCAGTATTACCAGGCGCTGCAATACGTTGACCGAGCCGGGAAGCAGGACTTGCTGAAATACACCTATGGCGAGTACCTGGACAACATAGCCCTGCGCAGTGGCCTGACCCGCAAAGGCGCAGGAAAGGCTATC